CTGGAATTTTGAAGGCTACTCCTGTATCAAAAAGTTTTGTTTCACCAGGCTGTAAAGTGTATGCGATAGTTGAACGTAGATCTAAACCCGCGTCTGTGGGATTAGCACGTGTGGGCAAACATGCCGTGTCTGTGACTTTAGTTTGTAATTCCATTAAGATAGTTCTCCAAAACATGGTTGACTTTTTTGCAATTTTCTGGGCCGATTGCCTCGTCACAGAACTCCAGCAAGTCCATTAGTTTATAGTTAAGCATTAGGTTATCAGCACCAAATGCGTTTAGATTCTGAATATATTTGTATTTACTGCTGATAGGCAAACTGGCTATAATATCGTAAGTAGTACCGTATTCGCGTACTAAGTCTAGAGCTTTCTTAGGGCCCACACCAGGAACTCCAAGCACATTATCACCAGAATCACCTTGCAAACATTTAATACTAATGTACTCTTCTCTAGTAAAGTCATAGTGCTCTGCCCAATTATCTACAGTAAACTCTTTGCGCGTAACATAAGAGAATTGACTTACACCGTCATCTATTAGTAAATTCCAATCACGGTCAGAGCTAATCAACCAAATCTGGTCTATTTCAAACTTCTTCTTATTCTTTACGATATACGCTGCAATATCATCAGCTTCTGTTTTATCAAATCGAAATACTGGAAAATCAGTTGACTCTTGGTACGATTCCATTACTCGGTTGAATTCCTCAAAGAAAAGCTCAAACTCTTTTTGTTCTTCAGGAGTCTGCAAGGCATGCTTGTCTTTGCGATTTTGTTTGTACTCAGGATAAATAGCTTTACGATAACTACTGGCACCTGAATCACAAGTCATAACTACTTTACCTGCACCGTAGGACTTGCGTAGACTGTCTACGGTACGCATATAAGATTCTAGAAAACTTAAATCTCCGGAATGTTTCCAGCGAAAGGCTAGATTAAGAGAATCTACGACCATTACAGTACGTGGGTTCAATTCTGTAATACTTGAAAATGTTTTAGCCATAGATATATTTTATTTAATAATGATTATTATAACAATAATAGCGAAGAAAGTCAAGCTATGAATTTTGGTTTTTCATTTGCAAGATAATCTTCTAGTAAAGACACAAAGAACTCGTGCTCATCAACGTGTATCAGCATGTGCCTGTAGTCTGCAGAAGGTATTTCAGTAAACGCCACAAATACTTTACTACGATCGTGTTTAAAGATCAAAATTGGCGCTTTATTAACCTGAATTCCTTGACGTACAGCTTGTTTCCACCACTCAATAAGCTGAGGATTCTTATTGGTTAATAGTCCACTGTTGACATGATCGTCCTTGTAGTGTTTTACTTCTACACAATAAAGATTCTTCTCGTTGGGTACGTATAAATCTCCTTTTAGTCCGTGTTTCTCATTAAGAGCACCCGAACCCGGAGTACGTTCCCAATTTAATCCTGTGGCTTTTCTCAGCACATCTCTAATAACTGATTCTGCTCTAGCTCCTTTGTCTCTACTATCTACCATTATTCGATCCTTGATACATTCTTAGTTTTAATTACTTGAATCTTTTCTAATAATGGATGGCTAAAACCATGACTTATTACAAATGTATTTAAGTGTTCTTCTGCCAGTAGAACTTCTACCAGCTTCTCTTTGCCTTCTGTGTCTAGATTCTCTATTGTTTCGTCTAGGATAAGCAAGTTAATTCTTGAATTACTAAGACTCTGCATAAGTTTGCGAATCCCCAGCAATGCTGCTGCATTTACGCGCGCACGCTCTCCGCCGCTGAGTGCAATGATATCAATATCTTTGCCATTGTCTGTGATAACTACATTGAGTTTATCAGATGCAGCAATCTTAAAACTGATTTGGAACCTACCCGATGAAAGTTCTGCAAGATACTTATTAGTAGTTTCTTCTAGATCCTTGATTAAACACTCGATCTTATAGGCTACTAGACCTGTAGAACTAAAAGTCTTGACCAAAACTTGCAAAGTACTTAGTCTCGAAGATACTTCTGCTAGTTCACTACGATGAGCTTCTAGTTCGTCTTGCATTTCTTGCATTTGAGTTTTAACTAACTCAACTTTGGCATTGTGAGCCAATGCAGCGTTGTTGTGCTCTGTGGCATCTTTGATTGCTTTATTTACTCGGGTTATAGTAGCTTCATGCTGTGTGATAAGTGCTTGCAAGTCGTCTTTGTTCAGTAATTCTTCAGTTAACTCAGGATTATAAAGACCATGATATTCTTCATATAGTTCTTTACTAGTATTCTTCTTTTCCCAATCGGCCAAAGCTGCTTCAAGTGCAGCAATCTTTGTAGATATACTCTCGGCACTTTTCTGAGCAGCCAGTTTCACAGCTGTTTGATCCGAGATAATTGTTGCAACTTTATCAGCATCAATATCCTGTAGACACGTAGGGCAGGAGGCCCCTAGTTTCTTCATTTTTAGGATAAAAGCATCTGCGTTTTTAACCGTAGAATTGTGTTCTATTAGCGTTGTATCTAGAAGTTTAGTAGATTCAGGTTTAATGCCTGCTGGTTCTAGGTTTATAGCATCACGAAGCTCTTTGTACTTGTTGTTCTGAATAACTTTCTTGTTTAAGGCTTCAATATCCTTGATATTTTCTTTTGCTTCTGTGACTTCCTGAATGTACTCAGTTGGAAGATCAGGAACTACTTTAAATGGTTTTTCTACTAAAGGAGTTTTAGTATATTTGGCTATCCAAGCTTCAGCACTGGCGGCTTTAGTACTGTAGACGGTTACTTGCTCATTGACTTCTTTGGTAGCCGCTTTGAATATTTCGGCTGCTTCTACATACCGGGATAAGCTGAGTAAATCGATAAGAAACTTTTTACGATTAGAGTCTGTGGCAGTTAAAAACTCAAGACTAGCTGCACTGCTTTGATATACAATCTGTGCAAAAGTTTTGTGATCGTAGCCTATTAATTCTTCTATGAGCTTATAAGTATTAGTAGCAGTATGCGCGCTAATATCTACATCTTCTTTGTATAATTTTACAGTCTGAGTATTACCACGATTAGTTTTAATACGATAGTCAACGCCGTCTTTATTGAATTCTAAATCAATAGAGTAGCTTTTAGCGCTACTGTTACGATTTAGAATATCTGCTTTCTTTATGCCTTTGGAATTCTTATTGTATAAGGCTTCTTCTAAGATTAGAGCAATACTACTCTTACCATGACCGTTTTTACCTACAATCTGAGTAAGAGCATTTGCGCTGAAATCTATCTCATTGTCTTCGCCATACGAAAATAAGTTACTCCAGCGTAACTTTTTAATTGTAATCATTTTTGTAGATAAGCAGACAGCTCATTGAATCCACCTACATACTCGCCGTTGACAAAGATCTGCGGCACAGATTTGGCATTGGGCACTGCATCTAATAAGTCTTTTTTAGTCCATTTATGCTCACTGCCGATTTTACGTTCTTCTACCTCGTATCCTTTTAATTGTAAAAGGCGTTTGGCAGCAGTACACGCAGCGCAATAATCTTGGCTATATACTATACTAGTTTTTAATAAGCTCATTTGCATAATTATTTAATTCCTGTAAGGCATCTTCGACCGCACTATCGCTTAGTTGCAGCACGTATCTTAGATATTCGTTGACTTCTTCTTCCAGAGTTAAGTCTGGGGCTAGGATCAATGTAGTGTCTGAGTCTCGTTTGATAATCTTTTTGTCAATCAAATCACTATCTGCCAATGCCCCCAACTCAGACATATCACCTTCAATCTCGTAGATTGTATGATCGTATTCTGTGGGAGGCATAGGCTCTCCGGCTTTAATAGTTTTTCTGATAAGTTGAGGTAATTTTAGGTTTATGTGTTGATGAGACATACTGTCAGTGTCAAACAACACAACACCTGTATCCACATTATGCCTGTGGAAACTAGTAGTAAGAGGAGACCCAGGATAAAGAATATTTCTTTGCGAGTTTTCATAAGAGTGTAAATCACCAGCTAAAACAACTTGCCATTTATCAAAGATAGACAAGTCTACCTCTGGTTTAACATGTGGAGGAATTTCTCCTCTGACATGAGTACAAAGCACAGTTCCAGAGAATTTATGCCCGTCTTTTTCATAATGTTTTAGTTTATTATAAGGTATAAAATCAATGTTTTCATAACTATAATATTCGTCAATAACTTCTACTAAAGGATTGATCCAGTTAGTTACATCTTTGAAATTAGTAAAGAATGTACCGTGTTTAGTAGTAGATTCATGATTACCACTGTATACGAATGTCTTAATTGGGATAACTTTTACTAAATTGAAATATAACTCTAGTTCATCTGCGCTGGGATACTTATCCCAAATATCTCCGCCAATGATTAAAAGGTCTGCTTGTGCACATACATCAACTAGTTGATCTTGAAACAGTTTATAGCGGTTCTTAGCCCACTCAACAGGTACGTGTTTCTGTCCTAGTTTATAGTGAATATCTGCTGTGAATAGTACTTTCATTTGTTCTCCAGAACAAAAAGCCCCCAGAGTATTTATTTCTGGGGGCTTTTCTTTAGCCTAGTTCCTTGACTGCTTCACCGTCTTGAGATTCATCAATTGCCTCATCAGCACCTGCAAGAATTTTATCTAGTGCTGCTTTGATTTCATCAGAGGTTGGACGAATAAACTTGCTGTCAATGTCTTCAGCTTTTTCAGCTACAGCACGCTCGTCGGCACTTAGCTTGCGCTTTTTGCACTTTAGAACCGAAAGAGTATACTCGACATTGAAAGGCAACGGCCCGGTCTTAACACGCTTGAAGACTACATCCCAGCCAGTATCCAGATCAGTAGGATCACCCAGATCTTCAGCAGCAGTAAGAATCTGCTCAAAGAGTTTCTTCTTGAGATTAAGCGCCTTGACTTTGCCATCGCTAGGGTCGATACAGTTAATAGAATAAGCCCAAGAACACTTTTTATCTGGAAATACACTGGGAACGTGGTCTACTTCGGCATTTGTAAATTTTTCTTTTTCACGATCAAATGCTAGACACTCTAGTGGAATATCCTTGTTGTTTGTGCCTTTGACCCAGTACACATATCGTGGCAGAACGCCGCCGATTAGACGCAGCGTATTGTCGCCGTCTTTGTAGGTGTATGACTCAACTGACTTCTTAACTGCTTTACCTTTGGTTGAATTGAAAGCTAGTGCCATTATATAATTCCTCGTATTTGAAAAGTATTTGTTTATTTAATACATTAAGTATTGGATTTGATTTTATCTTAGCCAGGTTTAAGTCTGGAAAGAAAGATATATCGAGCGTTATTAATTTATGTGTTTTGTAAAGAGCCCAATCACGCATTCCGGCTAATTTTATATATTGAACCAAGTAGTTAATATCTATGTTATGGATATTGAAAATAGGTTCTGGATTTAGTATAAAACTATAGCCTTTCAACGGTAGTTTACTTGGTTTGTATTTAGATTTTGCACTGACGGGGATAGACCCTCTGTAATGATACTCTAATACAGCCAGAAACTTGACAGGGTCGTTTGCTGCTTCCTTTTCTAAATTAGTTAAATTGAAGAATAAACCCATATCTCGACTTTCTAAAGAATATTATAGCAGTTTGGCACTCCGTGCGCAACTCTAAATTTATTAATGCATTTCAATTTCCCATCCTTTACTAGCATAGAACGCAAGCCTAGCTCCGTTCTGTCTACGCTCAGGACCGCTGCTGAAGTTAAGATCCAATACAACAGGATCTAATTTATCAGGATGCAATCGCATAATTCTACCAATAATCTGTTCTAGTGAAATTGGGTTTGAAGTTGGCACTGCTAAAATAACACAACTCAGTCGGTTTATTGAGATGCCTTCTGAGAAGATTTGTCGGCTACCAGCAACGCACATCTTTTTTCCGCTTTCGACTTGTTCGATGAGTGCTTTTCGCTCCTCGTATTCGGTTTCGCCTGTAATAAGTATGCAATTTGAGCCAATGTAATCCTTGATTTTATTTAGAAATTCTACACGATCGGCCACAACTAATACACAGTGGCCTTTGTCGATTTGAGTTAAAGCTAATGCTGCGACAAACTGTTGATAATCTTCATCGTACAGCAAAGCATTAATCTTTTTAGCCCATGTCTCTCCTGTGGGAAGGTGAATGCCTGTTTGAATAAT